TAAAACAGCAATACATAACAGTAAGGCATTTGAATTAGGGCGAATAAAGTAACTATTTTTCATCTAAATTGGCTGTTTTTGGACTTAATCACCAATCTTCATCAGACCATTCTACATGACAAAAGTCTTCATAATTTTCAAATATTTCATCTCTTTCATCTTTAGTATTGCCCTGACATAATCTATGCATGAAGTCAATAAATATAGCATAGTCAGCTTCATACAATCGTACAATATTGTATCTTTTATTGCATTTATAACAAATCTCACCACCCCATTCCCACTCATCAGTATAGTCAGCTTGTGTTTCATCTTCAGCGTGATAATATGACATATCAATATGTTTTTTCATGTTTGAGAATTTCTTTCTACAAACAGCACACTCTGTTTTAAGCCACATTGAATTATTCCACCTTGTATGAAATACTTTATACTTGTCACTGAGTTTTTTACCAAACAACTCGTATTCCATACCACATGTGATAGTGTATGCGTTCATATACGCATAATATAGAATGTTTAAAGTATTGTCAATATTCAATTTACATGCATGAGTTTGTCGCTTACTGTCATAAGTTACATAGCTCAAGATAATCTCTTCCACATTATGACATACCTTAGCCTTCACTAACTCATAATAGTTCTTAGGCTGAACAACCTCAACAAGGGCGTAGTTCTTCATGTTTCTCTTTGTCGGCATATTGCTGTCATCTCATAATCAGGAAAAGGCATTTCAATTTTTTGAGCTATACGGTCATAAAATTGAAGCATGAGAAAATTCTATATTTAGCCCACCCTAATATTCCAACGGCACGAATTATTTGCGGTTCGCCTTCTTCATCCTATCTTTGAGAATTTCTTTCGCTCGTTTCTCACTCACATCTCCAAAGAGTGTTTCATATGTCTTTGTATGAAGACAAAGACGTCTATTCTGTAGAGAAATGTTTAAAGAACAATACCACAATCTAAGTTTGTTTTTCCAACTCATTAACTCTTTATGAGTTGATTGTGCTTGTTCTTTGAGTTTCATTAATGATATATGGTTTAGTATGAGTTGTTTTGTATTATTATCAAGCTTTTCATTCACTAGTGTCATATAGTCCTTCGGTTGAATAACCTCAACAAGGGCGTAGTTCTTCGTGTTTCTCTTTGTTGGCATATTGCTGTCATCTCATAATCAAGAAAAAGCATTTCAATTTTTTGAGCTATGCGGTCAGAAAATTGAAACATGAGAAAATTCTATATTTAGCCTACCCTAATATTCCAACGGCACAAATTCAACGGCACGATTTGAAAACTGCTGTATGCTTAAACTTACCATTTAAACTGTAAAACACTCTCTCTTCTCCATTCTCAACATTCTCAAACCCTTCCTGAGCCATCTGCTCCAAACATTTCATCATCATATTCATGTTACAATCATCACAAACCCAATCACCATTTTCAAACATATTATTGCATGTATCATTGTCCTTATACTTACAATTACAAGACGCACAGCGACGCTTGTCTTGTTTTTTGGTCTTTCCTGCGTTCTTCGCTTTCTGTTCCATATTTACACCTATCTCATAATCAGGAAAAGGCATTTCAATTTTTTGAGCTATACGGTCATAAAATTGAAACATGAGAAAATTCTATATTTAGCACACCCTAATATTCCAACGGCACAAATCCAACGGCACGATTATTCAGTTATATGCACAAAATGTGTTCCATGGAAATCGTCATTCTGTATAACACCCATCTTGAGTAAAGCAAATATATTTGCTGTCCACAATACCCATAATTTTTCAAGTGTGTCTTTTGTTGTATCCGTGTGAGGCATATTAAATTCATAAAGACCTAGATTGTGAAATGCCTTTATATATTTATTACAGCTCAGGTCAATGGGTGAATTATACTTTTGCTCTAGAGAACGCATGAACAACTCTATTTTATTAAGCTGTTTTGTATAAACTTCTATCTGTTGAGGAATGCTCATATCGTTTTTCAATCCATCTACAATCATTTCATTCGCTGCCTCTTTACACATTCTGTATTCCTCATACATTGATTCCGCTGTGTCGTGGTGTGGAACTCGTGGGAATACTGAACCTTTCCAATACATGTGTAGATTGTATGTTGATGTTTTTGATGTCATCTTGTTGCTTTTCACTACCTATCTCATAATCCAAAAAAGGCATTTCAATTTTTTGAGCTATACGGTCACGATTATTCAAGCTGGGGTGTTTCATTCATATCGCTTATATCTAATTTCATTTTTCTGTTAGTAACGAATATCCGTTTCTTTTTCAACGGAATAGAATCTATTTCAATCTCAACAGCTGGTTTTTCAGGCTCAGGCATGATAGGAAGCTCGGGTTTTTTGAAACGATGGTCTATATTTTCATGTCCTGTAATCCGACTTGACATACCACTATCCAAACCATAAGGCTTCAGTCCGTTTTTCTCAAAGAAATTCTCAGTTCCAAGCCGTCCATCATAATTACCACATAATAGCACACGTGTGCAGGTAGAGATTTGCTTGTAGATGCCTTTCGGTTTGTAACCTTTTCCCTCTTTGAATACTGCTGTAGCAAAGTTTTGCAACGTTCCGCCATGCGTGTCAAATCCAATCTGCTCGTCCTCATCATCACTGTGTTCAGCAGGGTCATAATCGTTGTGAGCTTTACAAATTTCAACGATTTTATCCAGCTCTTCATCTGTATTGAAGCCAATCACGTAACCACTCCAGTTCATTTATATAATACAACAACATAAGATTTATACCTAAATATCATTTAAGAATGTTGGTCTTCAAAGAATTCTAGTTTTAAAATCACCTCCACAGGCAGAGCTTTCGTGGTGTACGCTTCGGCAGCAACACGCTCATTATCGGCATTTAGGTAAAATTTCTTACATGTAATACGAGGCGGAAGCTCAGGGCAGGTGAATTCAACAGGTGAAGTATTTTCAAGAACAGGAGTAACACTTACTTGCGTTTGGTCAGTAATAGCAGACGCAATCAAAATAGCATTACCTGCGTCAGTTCTCTCTACGTTGTATCCAAGATATGATATATTGCTTTCTAATTCTAAAAATCGTGCATCATTAGGAGTAATACGAGAAGCTCCGCCATAAAGCTCTAGCAGAACCTCACCTCCAACCACGCTCACACGACATTTACCTTTAGCTCTAATTCTAGGAGGAACTTGCACTGTGAATTCATTGTTATTAGCATCTAAAGTAACTACGTCATTTGAACCTGAAACAGTCCAATTAGTCAGTCTAAATATATACGTGTCATTAAGCATGTTATATATTTACAAAAGATAAATTAATAATCTTCATCATCTAAATCATCATCATCTTCATCTGTGCTTTCATCTTCGTCAAACACGATTTTATTGAAATTTTGGTAATATCTGTCAGGCTTTTTCTTGTTAAGGTCAATAAAAAGGAAGCCATACTTTTCTTTCCACGCCAAATCTAAAACCTCTTTCTGTTCATCAGCCGTAAGGTCTGTCATTATTTCATCTCGCAAAGCATCTAGCTCTTTCTTATTTTTAGTAGCAAATACAATCACATGAGAGAGATTAGAACGCAGATACAAGGGCAAACCATTATACTTTTGCGACGTTATGAATATACTTAAACCTGACTGACCTTCGTGTTCTTTATTCTGCGTTTGATGCCGACGGTTAAGAATTGTCCGACACAAATGTTTTGATTTTGACAAATCTCGGATACAATCATCTAAAATAATTACGTTATTCATATTTTCATCTTCTTTTTCTTGTTCCAATATATCATCTAATATATCATCGCTGTATTTCATAAACATTCTTTCTTTGTTTAGTTTCAACTTATCTAGCGGTAATGTTTGCATACTAGGAGAGATTAGCCATATATGGTCAAAAAAACGATAATAAAAACGAGGCACTTTCTTATTTTTACGTGTAGGGTGCGATAATAACAACGAATTCCAAAGTGATGTTTTACCTGATGCTGGTTGTCCTACAATATACATAGCAGCCGATTTAGCAGGTAATGGTTCAGCAGGAATATAGGGTAAATCCGCAAGGCTGTCAATCGGCATAGCTACTGGCGGTATAAAATCTAATTTTGTGTTCTTCAATATTTTCATTTTGATATATATTGTTAATATTTAAATACAGAATTTTTAATCTTCGTGTAATTTATAAACATGCAAAATCAGCCACGTGAAGCCCTACCTGCAAGCATGAGATATTCACTCCAGTCTGTTGATGCCGTTCCTTCTACCTCTACATTAAGGCGTTTTGATGCGAACAATGGTGCGTCATTTAGTCCTTCGGGTGCGAACGAAATACGCATACCAGTGCAATCACGGGGATTTTTGGACGTAAATAAACATTACCTTTACCTAACAATAACTAATAACGATGATGCTGCTACAGCTCTTCAGGGAAATATTGGTTGCATCATTGAGCAACTTCGTATTGAAAGCCAAGGTGTTGAATTGGAAAGGATTGACCGCATGAACTTATTGAACGTTCATGCTCCTTTTTGGAATGGTTCGTTGAACAAAGCCGTTACAATGAACTCTGTCCTCAGTGGCGGTGCTGAGCCAACTGGTGATGCTAAGATTTTCACTGTTACTTCTCCAACTATCGCTGCTGCTGCTTCAAGAAACTACACACTTGCTCTTAGCCTATCAGGTTTCTTAAGCCATCACCACAACAAAGCTCTGCCCCACGGTATTGCCCAGTTTGAAATCATAATCCGCCTCCAAGATGCGGTGACCGCACTTAAGGGAAATGGAACTGCACCTGCTTACACCATCACAAACCCTCGTTTCTACTGCCCTGTTTACACGATTGATGACAACTCTATTATGGAACAATACAAACAGATGGTCGGTGCTCGTGGTGTGAATTGGACTGGCGACACATACAAGACATACATTAACGCACTCACTGATACAACTGGAACACAGGTTGTTCAGATTAACGACCGCTCTAGCTCTCTACTTTCTCTCATTTCTTTCGTTCGTAAGAGTGATTTGATTGCTGCGAAAAATAACAATGGTCTTGCGTGTGCTACTCTACATGGCGTGGATAAATACCATTACCAAATTGGCGGTGTAAATTACCCACAAAGTGGTATTGATGTTGCTGTAGCAACTAACGGACAGAACCTTGGACGTGTGTATAACGAGGGTCTTAAGGCGTTTGCTAGTGATGGTTTCCCTTATGGTGAATCTCTCATTAGTCTTGACAGGTTCAAACAAAACTCTGCTGCTGGAGCTGCCGACGGTGCTGATGCTTCTATGGCGTGTGTTGCTGTGGATTTGAAACGCTTTGATGACAACCGTTTGTCGCTTGTTGGTCTTAACACAGCCAAAAACTCTGTGCCTAACACACTTGAGCTTACCACAGATGCTACGGCACTTGAGGGTGCGTCCGACATTACCACTTATGCTAAGTGCGAAGCTGAATACTTCATGGCTCCTGACGGTCGCCTCAGTGTTGCTACGTAAGTTCGCCAAACGTAATTTTATTTTCTATTAATCATATATAGTAATGGAAAATAACGATGAATACAAAACAGACCATGTTGAGGAAACAATGTCTCAAGTAGGAACACCAAGTGATAAAGATATAGATTATGATGATTCGTTTCTTGAAAAAGAGGACAAGAAAAAACTTATTGAGTGTATTTTAACGGAAATTAGAAACTCACCGAATTATTCATGGGCTGATGAAGTGATGGTTAATTGTTTAGCTATGTATAAATACAAGCAAACTGTTAATACTATCAACGTAGCTGAGTATTTAAAAGAGAAAAAACAGTTGCAAGATGACCCTCTTCAGATGTTAAAGTAATATCATTGTTAAAAGTTATAATGATATTAGTTTTGAGAAGGTGATGCGACAGGTTGAGCCGTCATTTCAGTTTCATTCATTACCTCTCTGTCACATGAAATCCAACCATCTTCACCGCAGCATCGCACTTTAGAACAGCGTGAATGAAACAACGTAGTTAATATTCCACTGAAAGTTGAACCTAAAATCGCAATCAGTGCAACCATTTCGCCTCCAGTCATATCTTATTAAAGTCCATATTTATATTTTAGAGCATCTATTTGGATTCTAAATCTACGTTTTTTATCAAATTCAGTTATAGCCACTTTAGACTGTTTATCCTCTAGAAATTTAATTAAGTCTATCACAAATTCAACCTCACTCTTTTCTAAACCATTATACCATTGCGACCATGACAAAGTCATACATTATACAGTTATTTCTTTTTCTTTATAAGAAACATCTTATCTACTTTGTGGGCTTTGCTACTTGGGTCTACGGCTGCGTAAACTCTCGCATACGCCCATTGTTGTTTCTGCATATTGGGTCGTGATGCACCAACATTTTCAAAAGCTCCTTCGCCACGTTCAAAAATGGTTTTAATACCTTTGTATTCATATCCAGCTATCTTTGCTATCTCTTTTAGATTATGTGGTTCATCTCTTGGAAATCCATATTTTTTGTTAAAACGCTGTTTGTACGTGCTCATTTAGATTGTGATGATATTAAATTATTGACTAATGCTTTCAACTCATCTATTTCCACTTGTTGCTGTTTAACAATTTGATCTAGTTCTTTTGTAGCACTAAAATTTATTACATACAAAGATGATTTATCTAATGTGTTAAAATCATTGACTCTATTTCCTATACAAAACACATTTTCCCATTTCTTAGCAAATGTGAATGTATTATCAGTATTACCAACTGCTGTTACTTTTGTTTCAATCTTATCACCTTCATTCCAGCAGAAGAATTTGTAATCTATATTA